GTTTATGGAACTTGTATTTGGTCAGTGGAATTACTTTGCAGATACTAAATCACTCACCAAGGCAACTTTCTCGATGGACATACCAACAAAGGCGATTAAAATATTGTCCTACAAAAACGATGTAGTTCTTGACCCATTTGCGGGTAGCGGAACATCATGCGTTGCTGCGGAAATATTAGATAGACGATGGATAGGTATAGAACTAAGTCCTGACTACGCTGAGATTTCTCGTAAACGAATACAATCTTTTGTGGATAAGAAAAAACAACTTAAATTAGAATTTAATAAATAAGGGGGTTTAATATCCCCTTTTTTGTTTTCATGATATTTATTATAAAAAATACACATGAAAGGAATGAAACTTAATGAGTCTGAATTAAAAGACAGGATATTTCAAATTTATAAAGAGGAACAATATAAGATTCTTGAAAAAAAATGGAACAAATTATCTAAAGAAGATAAAATATTTGTTTTTGAATTTGCAAAAAAAATATACCCTGAACAAACCAAGTTAATAAAAGAATCTAAATGGTATAACACTCTTGGTGATATTGTTGGCATCTTTGACCCAACAGGTATTGTTGATATTGTTAATGGTATTAGTTATTGGAGACAAGGTGATAAATTATACGCAATTCTTTCATTTGTTTCTGCAATCCCTATTTTAGGTGACCTTATTGCTAAACCTGTCATCGGTGTTATGAAATTAGGTGGTGGAGCCGCTAAAGCGTTTAAAGCCGCAACTTTAACAGGTGATGCCGTTAAAATGGCTAGTACGGCAAAAAGAGCTGGTGGACCTATCGCTAAGATGGTTGAGACTGCACCAACTTGGGGTGAGAAATTAGTGACCGCTTTAAAAGGGTCTATTGGCCGAGTTCCTTTGTTGGGCTCTGGTTTAGTAAAAGTTATTGAAGAGTACGTCCAAATTTTTGGTAAAGCCGGAAAAGAAATGAAAGCGGGAACTGAAATTGGTAAAAGTATTGTAAAAAGTGAAAAGGCGTTAAGTGCTGTTGAAAAAGAGGAATTATTAAAACAAATGAGTAAAGACCAATCTTTCAGAGGGTTTAGAGATTTAGGGACTGGAAAAAATAGTTGGTTAAGTTTTATGAAATCGGATGCAAGTTTAGGGTCTAAATTTTATGCGGGGGTTCCTAGAATTTTTGGTGGTAATCCAGCAACAAGGTCTTTGATGAAAAGAACTAAATTTTATGCGGGGTTTTTAGATTGGTTAGGTGTTGGAAATTTTGTTGGCCCTGATGAGCTTGAAAAAATGTACCCTGATGCTGCAAAACAGTATGAACAATACGCTCAATTACCCGAATCACAAAATTTATGGAATCAGGAGTTTGCCTCAGGACAAACAACACAAACTACAGTAGCGTCCGAGTTACCATCATTGTCTACTGCAAAACAATCAGCATCAACTGCGGTTAAAACAGACGCATTCACATCATTAATCAGTTCATTATTAGGTGGAGGAAAAGCCTTAGTATGAAAAAATTAATTAAAGAAAGTGGTATTAGAGATATTAATAAGTTATCTAAGCGTTATTCTAAAGCTGAAATTTATTTTCACCAAGATTTGGATGGTGTAACAACCGCACTTGCGATGAAAAAATACCTTGAGGATAATGGGATTAAAGTTGTTGATGCTCACGTTATTCAATACGGGGATAAAGAGTTCTCGGTAAAGAAGAACGATGCTCAAGGTGACATTATGCCAGTACTTGTGGATTTTGCTCATGGTAAACCAATGTTTGTTATCCATACAGACCACCACGATAGACAAGCGGGGGCGGAAGATACTAAATCAACTTCATTTAGAAGTTCACGTTCAAATGTTGAAACAATATCTCAAGTTGTGTCCCCTAATGAAATATTCTCACCTGAAGATATTCAATTGATATCTATGGTTGACTCAGCTAACTACGCGGCGAACGAAGTAACGGTTGACCAAGTAATAAATTATTTATTCAAGTTAGATAAAGATAAATCTTTGGGTAAAAACAAAACTGCTTTAGGTTTAGTTGCTAATAAGTTATTATTGGCGTTTAAAAATAAACCAGGGTTCTTAGAAGAACTTGTTTTGGTTGGTACCCCATCACTTATGAATCTTGTTACTAACATAAAAAGAATCATGATTGAGAAAGGTTACGCTACTGTACCCGAATTACAGAAAAACAAAGAAGGTTATATTGACCAAATGAAAAATCACCATAATGTTAAAATTGAAGGTAACATTATTGTTCAATACGGAGGTGGTAGTATGATGAAACCTGGGTCTTATGATAGATACACACCCTTCAAAAATAATCCAGATGCAGATTTCTTAGTTATTGCTTGGCCATTAGGTTTAGTTCAAGCGTCTTGTAATCCTTATAAAAAAGAACGTGAGTTAAAAGGTGTTAACTTAGGTGAGATTGCTCAGGAAGTACTTGCTAAATGGGAAACACAATTACAAGAAAGACAAATACCATTATCGACTATTAAATGGATTTCTGAAGGTTCAAAAGGGTTTGGTCCTGAATCTGTTGGATTTACATTTAGAGACTTTGTTGCGTTATATGGGGACAATTTTAAAACAATGGAGAATGGTAAAGAACATTTAACTCAAATTGGTAAAATGATGGAAATTCCTTTTACTGAATTAAGTGAGGAAGAAATGAAAATGTTAGATGGTGTCACTATTAATGCTTGGGATTTAATTCAGGCTAATAGTGGTGGACATAAATGTATCACGAACATTTCGGGTTTAAGTTATCTTGGAAGGTCAAAAAGACCGCCAGCGGGAGCATATAAATATAGTTCGGAAAGTGAAGATTCTCCATATGTTAAATTCACAAAAATGGTTCAAAAAGAATTGGTGAATGTGTTACAGTCTAAAATTAATGAAGGTTAAAAATTAACCTCATCACCGATTTGTAACCCTAATTTTTTTGCGGTACCCCCCATAATTTCTAAAATTATATCACCTTCACCACAGTAATTAACACATTCATCTGTTGTACATGGGGAACAATTATAGTGTATTTTAGTTATGGTATTACTATCAATAAAAATAATATCTAACGGAATAATACAATTTTTCATCCAAAAACAATGCTCACCATCATCCATTAAAAATAACATGCCATTATAGGAACTGTCAAATTTTTTACCCATCATACCACTTTCAGTATCTTTTGGAGTAATAACAGTTTTAACTTTAAACTTATTGTTATTAATTTTTATTATCATATTTAATAAATATCTTAAGTTTTTATAATAAAATTTTAAAAATAGTTTTTCTTTTTGAAAAGTTTAATATATTTATATCCTACAAAGCCCCAACGACCCCCTTTCTTGAGTTGGTTAACATTTAAACCCTAACAGTGTAAAAATTGTTAGGGTTTTTAATTTTTAATCACTATCTTTGTTTTATGGGGACTCAAATTAACATAATAAATCGTAAAGTTAAGTTCGAATATTCATTTATCGAAACTTTGATTGTTGGTATAAAATTGGTTGGTCCTGAAGTTAAATCAATTCGTAGTGGTAAAGTGTCATTAGTTGATGCTTATTGTTTTTTTATTGATAACGAGTTAGTAGTTAAGGGAATGAATATTCCAGAATATAAAATGGCGTATACTCACGAACCATTGCGAGATAGAAAGTTATTACTTAAGAAAAAAGAAATTGTTAAATTACAAAAAGAACTTGTTAAAGGATTAACATTGGTCCCATATAGAATATTTTCAAATGATAGAGGATTGTTGAAGATGGAAATAGTTTTGGGTAAGGGTAAAAAATTACATGATAAGAGAGAATCTATTAAAGAAAGAGATATTAATAGAGAAATTATGCGTGGCATTTAAAAATTTTTTGTATCTTTGTAATCACAAACACCGATACTATGACCGACATATTAACACAAAAAAAAATTGCAAAAACTAAGTACCAAAACGCTAAACGTAGTGCGTTAAGAAGTTATGACCAACAAAAGTTGGAAATTGACAATAAACAAAAAGTTTTTGAAGATTTCTATGCTGATATGGTTAAAGTGTCTCCTGATTTTGAATTGGTTAAAACTCAAAATTCTTTGGATTATAAAGTTTGGGTTGATTCATTTCCTGTTGAAACTTTAACATTAAATTATTTTAATTATGAAATTAAATACACAGGTAAATTACCTGAAGTAGTACCAAGGGGTAAAATTCGTATTGATGTTAGTGAACACTATGTTACTCCAAGAGGTTCGTGGAGACAAACAAACTTGGGTTTTAAAATTAAAACTTTATTAGGTTATAATGAAGAAAGTCCATATTACAAATCTGGTAGAACTGTTGCTAAAAAAGTAATTGAATATGTAGATTCTTTATGGGCAATTGAAAAAGACAGATTATTAAAACAAGATATCAGAAGCCGTGCGTTCAGAGAATTAATTGACATGTTTAGGTTTTCTATGGTTGATTTTGGTACACCAACAACCCCAAACGACCCTAATACCTTTACAATAACTAATGTTAATAAAACCAAGATTATTTTAGGGTACAGATATCGTTCTGTTAATGATAAGATTGAGTTTATTAAAAAGGATATCATTGTACCTAAAGAATTTAATTTAACTTCTTTAGTAGAAAAATTAGGAGAATTGTAAAAAACGCAGTATATTTGTAGAAACAATTAAGGATATGAACACACAGACATACAACATCAGAATCGAGAACGAAAAATTTGGTAAACTTTTGAATGAAACATTCATTGATGGAATCCAATTCAAATTATTTTTGAAGATGGTTAGTGGATGTTTAGAGTTAAAAAATGACTTAACATTTTTCAACGGAACCGATTTCTTAATCAACATTCCTTACAAATTTTTAAAGGATTCAATTATTGTTACATCAACTAACGAGTTCACTTTGGCTGACCATGCAAAAAGCAAAATTGAAGCGTTAGTTACTAAATAAAATAAATTATGAACATTGAAACAGGATTATTAATCTCAATTTTAGCATCACTTTATATCATCTATAAGTTTTGGAAAAAAATTCTTAAAACTTTGTTGATTATTACAGTACTTTTTTTTGTTTTTTTAGTAATTAAAGTAAAAAGTGTTTACGATACATTAATGTCAAAAGACACTATTGAACAACCTAATGAAACAATTCTTAACAAAAAAGAACTTAATAAAGTTTGGGAACTAATTACTAAAGAATAATAAAAAAATGTTTTTTATTAATATAAGAACAATTTTGTTGATAAAAATGTTGATGGTTTTAGAGTTTTACTTGTTTCTGAATTCTCATAATATATTGTTTCCTTGTTTAAAAAAATAAGGTGGTGGTGTCTGACATAACCTGTCGGCCCTAAAGGAGACTTAGGTCTCCTTTTTTTTGTTTTAATGATATTTATAACTAAAACAATTATGGCTAAAGATATTATTATTTCGGAAAAACAATTAGAACTGTTAGTTAATGGCGTTAAAAAAGGAAATATACAAGAGCACGGACAAGAAGGGTCTTATATGGCAAAACAACAATTATTCACTATTGCAACATTAGCACATGCTATGTGGGAAAAAATGGAACAAGGTGAACAACTTGAGGATTGGATGGAGACTAAACTTGCTCAGGCCGAACAAAGTGTTGTTAGTGTTGTTAAGGCATATATGTATGACGAATTTGAGTCTAAAGACTCTGAAGGTATGGGTAAATTAAATTACGATGAAATAGTAATTGGTAAATAATTAGAAAATACTTTTACATTTAAAAACTTTTGTTTTATTATTAAAAAAAAAGTTTTTTTATGAGTAAAATTATAGTAACAGGTGGGTTAGGTTTTATTGGGTCACATTTTGTAAATTATGTTAGAGAAAATACATACCATAAAGTATTAATTATTGATAAACTTACATACGCAGGCAATCTTAATAATCTTATATTACCAACCGATTATTTAAAAAAAGATATATGTGATGTGATACCTGAGGATTTAGGTGACTACGATTACATAGTTAATTTTGCAGCTGAGTCACACGTTGACAATTCAATTAAAGATGGATTACCATTTGTTAAATCAAATGTACAAGGGACTTTCAACATGATTGAGGTCGCAAGAAAAAACAAAAACCTAATTAAATTCTTACACATTTCAACGGACGAAGTTTATGGTGATATAGATGAGGATTCGGCAATTGAAACCGATAACATTATCCCAAGTTCATATTATTCTGCAACTAAAGCATCCGCCGATATGTTGGTAATGTCTGCGGGAAGAACATATGGGTTTCCATATTTAATCACGCGTACTTGTAATAATTACGGGGAAAATCAACACCACGAAAAATTTATACCAAAGATTATTAGGTCAATTAAAAACGGTGATGAGGTACCAGTGTATGGGGATGGTGAACAAGTTAGGGAGTGGATACATGCTGATGATAACGCAAAAGCAATATTAACCCTATTAATGTCGGATGAAGTTAATGAAATATATAATATTGGAACTGGAGAATCATACACTAATAACCAAATAATCAAAATGATTGGTAATATATTAGGTAAGGATGTTAAATTTAAATACGTCGAGGATAGATTGGGTCACGATAAAAGATATTCATTAAGTTCTTTAAAATATGAAAATAAATTTGGTGTAATGCAAAATACTAAACTAACCGAATGGTTAAAAAAAATAATTAAATAAATAAAAATGGTAGAAAAACAAAACAGATTACTTAATGCGTTAGACGCAAAATATCGAGCGGAAATATTGGATGCCTTAGCAAGATTAGAAGTTTACGTAACTTCACCAGTTGCAATTGGGGAACATCCACAACATACTGAAGAAATGGATAAATTAATTGAACAGTATGCAAATGCTAAAGACAAAGCTGAATCATTAATGATTATGAAAGCGGAATTAGGGTTTTAAATTGGTGAATTTATTAATGAACCTAATTGAGTTAATTTAAACAAATAATAAATAATATGGAAGAAGGTTTATTAATACATAATTCAGTATTCAAGGATAGTCGAGGTACATTTGCACCTTTACCTTTAAAATTTGATGAAAGTAACTTATCTGTTTTACGTAAAGATTGGGTACAAAGTAATATTAGTGTTAACCCTAAGAAATTTACGTTTAGAGGTTTGCATTTTCAAGTTGGTGAGTTTGCGCAGTCAAAGTTAGTTAAGGTCATTACGGGGAAGATAATCGACTTCATCGTTGATATTAGGCCTAATTCGCCTAACTATCTAAAGACTTATGAGTTTGTTGTAGAACCTAACAATGAATTGTTTGTTCCTAAAGGATTTGCCCACGGGTTTATAACTACTGAGGATAACACGGTAGTTCAGTACTTGGTAGACAATGATTACTCACCATTAAAGGAAGGTTCCATTTTTTGGGTCGACTTTAATTTAGTTAAACAAACCGTAGAACGAGTGATTGGGGATAATGAGTTAACAATTTCAACAAAGGATTTGGTAACTAAAAATTTTAATGTATAATCAAGCGATAAAATTTCATGAGAATAAGACAATACCTATTGAACTACCAAGTCCAACAGGTACAACTTACGTTGATATAAAGTTAAAGAGTGGGAAGAATGACCTCAGTTTTATTGTTGAAGTTTATAGAACCAAGGATATTAATGGTTTAACTAATAAAGTAATACAACACTATATCTACAAACAATTATCATTGTATCTAACATTATTCTCAATCGATGACGAATATGACATAGAGACTTTTAATTTTATTGATTGTTAAGATATTTATAGTGAAAACATTACTATGAAAAATGAAATTTTAAAAGATAAAATATTTGAGGTTATTAAACAACAAGAATTATTAACCGAACAAAAAACAGGTACTAAGGATTTTGTTGAGATGGTTTCTTTATTATTTCACTCTAGAACTCAAGCACATACATTACATTTACAAACCAAATCATTTGCTGAACATAGTGCATTAAATGGGTATTATGACGAAATTGGTGGATTGGTTGATGGGATTATAGAATCATACCAAGGTAAATATAGTATCATCAAAGGGTATAAAAAATATGATATTGAAGATTATAAAGACTCAACAACCACAATTAATTATTTTAAAGACCTTTGTGGGCAAGTTAATGATTTAAGAGATTGTTGTAAAGATTCTTATATTCAAAATCAAATTGATACTGTTTGTGAATTAATTAACTCAACATTATATAAATTAAGATTTTTAAAATAATTAAATGAATATTTATTTTTATGAATAAACGAGAAATTCTTAACGATTTAATTAAAAAAATAATTTCATGTAATACTCAATATGAACTTAAAGAAATTGTTAAAGATATTAATGATTTTATTAATGATTATTCTATTGTCAATAATTCTAATGAGTATAAGAGGCTCAAAAATGCCGTTGGAATTATGAGAATAAAACTAAAAAAAGATTTTAAGATTGATGAGTCAAAAACAATTCGTGTTACTGAGTTTGACTTAGTTAAAATTGTTAAATTAATTATTAAAGAACAACTTGAAGGTCAAGGAGAAAATCCTTTGTCGGAAAAAGAGATTAGATTATTCAAATATCTTAATAAAAATAAAAAAGATATGGGTAACCAATCTAAAATGTTGTCCTTTATTAAAACCATGATGCCTTTCGTGGGGAGACCTGAATCTGATGCAAGATTCTATTACGAAGTTTATACCGCGAACTACAGACCTGATGGAGATTACGAGAATTTAGATAAGACAACTTTCAAAAACTTCAAAGAGTTTAAACAAAGAAGAACGCCAAACAATAACGCGTACCAATTCAGTAGCACTAAAATTCCTTTTAAAGGTTCTAATATTGAAGGGTATTGGGATGTTAATAGAAAAAATGAATGGTATTATGTTGTTAAGTCTTATGGTTGGTATCCAGTTTATTTATTCATTAACAATCAATGGTATGTAGTTAGTAATACCTATTCATCAGCAACATCTAAACAAATGTCTCAGGTAAATCCTGTAAAATATAATTCAGGGTTAAATGCTAAAGTTATTAGTGTTACTAAAAATGAGATATCAAACCTTATTGATGGTAAAAGTTTAGATGATGTTAAATCCGAAAGAGTTACTAATTTTGGTAATAAGTTTGCTAGTTCTTTAATTGGTACTAAAAAATTATTAACTATTGATTTTGGTTGGGGGGATAATAGAAAGAAAGTTAATTATACTATCACAGACGTTAAGAATGACGGTGGTAAAATTAAAATTGATATCACCATTAATAAAGCAGGTACCGTTGAAGGTACAAATAAGATGGTTGTTAACCCCGAAGGTTATGTACACCCAAGCCCTTTCTCAGAAGATTTGGAAAATGGTATTGAGTCAAAAATAATTTCTGATAACAAAGATTATTTAACTGATGATAATACTGAATTTACTTTTCATCACCCCTCAAAATAAGGTTTAAAATTTTATTAAAAAATCTATTGAGATTGGTACTTCTTCTTCTCGATTCTCGGAAAAGTCTAAGGTAACATCCTTTGACTCATTATTAAAAATAAAACGACCTTGAGAACCTTCATTAATTTCCCATCCACCCATGTGGTTTTCTAATTGTTCGTAAATAAAATTAACAATTTTAACGTCTAAATTTATCCGACCTTCAAAATCTCCGTATGCAAAGTCATTACAGTCACCACTATCACCACCACCACTAAAATCAACATAACCTTCAGAAACATTTTTTTCGTGAAGTTGGTCAAATAAATTCACAATTGCTTCATACAATTCATCACTATAATCTTCTTTAATTTCTTCTAATGTGGTTTCTGATTGAGAGTCTAATGTTGTGTATTGCAGTTCCCATACGTTTAAAAATAATATACGTTCTTTACAATCAATATTAATTTTAATTGTTCCTCTATACTCACAATCTGACATTACTTTGTATACCTTATTTTTGGCTAAAATATTTTCTAAAGTATCGGATATTGCTTCATATAATTCTATTCTTGTACCATCATCACTGTACGCTTCTTCATCCATATAATCAAGGTGGCATTCTTCAGTATAAACGGAAATGTTAACCTCACTAGTTCCATGTGACATGCAATAATATGAAAATAGTTTAAGGCTTTTTAATTGTTCTTCAGTTACTTGAGGTGTCATATTGTTTTTAACTATAAATACTTTAATCTATGTTAATATCTAAAGTTCTCATCATCCACATAGGTCTTTCTTTAGATTCTAACGCCATTATCCATTCTTTAGCGCAAGGTAAATGGTTATAACAATCCTCTCTAACATGTTGTTCACCAACATATCGTGTATAAATTGTTTTCCCGTCACTATTTACAAATGACATACCAAATACCTTTTCCATTTCAAAAATACCTTCACTATGATGTCTAAACATACGATGATTAGAATGTCCATACCAAGCCTTGGTTTCATCAAACCAATTGTGTATGTTTATGTATTCTTCCCAAGCTCCACCAAATTTTTTGGCTGATGATTTTGCGTGAATAATAGGGTGCATAATGTTTTTAATGTAAATATAAGTATTTTGTTCACTTGATAAATAAAAAATAAATAACTATTGATATATATCAATATGAGTATGATTAATTTGATTAAAAAAAAATGTTCGTATGAATATTTTTATGACAAAATATTGAATGACAAAAATTTTTCTTTTGCAAGATATAATGATGGTGAGTGGGGCTTGATTCTTAAAAAGGACCCACATTATTCTGTAATATGTGGAAGATGGGGTAAGAAAATGTCAAAACAGGGTGAGATACTAAAAGAGATTGTAAACAATCCTGTTGATTATTATATTGGGATTAGTCCTTGGGTTTTAGAAAATTGGTTGAATGAAGTGTTGGATAATAGTAGTAATCATGATATGATGATTAATTCGCACATCTTCCACGACTTAGGTAAAGAAGAATTTTTAAATTTTTTAAACTTACTTAAACAGAAAAACACTATTTTGGTTGGGCCAAAATACATGTCTAAGTTCGATTTCTTCAAAGAACATGTAATTACTCCTGAAGAATTTGTTTGGGACTATGTTGAGGATATATTACCAAAATTAGATGTTGTAATCAATAAATATAAAAACACGATTATTATATATTCTGCAAGCATTGCGACAAATAGTTTTATTGATAAAATGTATAACAAATATAAAAATAAAATTACTCAAATAGATATAGGCTCGAGCCTTGACCCTTACTGTGGTGTTGCATCTAGGTCAAGTCATCAAAAGTTCATGAACGAAGAAAAAATTGAAATTAAAAAAATTGTTACCAAAAAATAAATAAGATACGTTTGTATTTATCAGTATGGAACAAACATTCTTTGGTAATGATTATCAATTTGGACATTGTCATTACTTTGCAAAATATCTAATAAAAGTATTCCAAGAGTTACTTCCTAATGAGGAAATTAATTACCATTTAATATTAGCTGAAAGACTTGATGATGATAATGAAAATATTGACGATGTGTTAGTCCATGCTTATCTTAAAGTCGGTGATTATTTAATTGATTCTGAAGGTGTACATACTATTGATATTGCATCAGAAAGAGAAAAAGAATGGGCTGACAGAGAAATGGATTTAACCCCTGACGGATATGACTTCTCAACTTGGGAAGAAAGTAGGGATGAGATTCCTGAAATGTTCTTCAATAGATTCTGCTCAACCAAAAAAATAAAACAAGATGTGATTGATTTTGTTAAAAGACAAGATGTTCAAGAAGTTATTCAAAAATTAAAATAAATTTACAACATTATGAAACTTAAAATAACAGAACAACAATTACACAGTATCAACGAATTCCTTGCCGAAAAGAAAGCTTTCTTTAAATATTGGGATAGATTTGGTGGTAAAATTGATGATAACTTTTATAAGTTATTTGGTTTTGAAGGTACTCGATTACCTGAGTTAATTGTTGGTAAAACTAAAATTAAGTATTACGATGTTTTAGGTTTTTTAAGAGAGTGGTTAGGTGAGTCTAAATCAATTGAAATGACTGAAGAATTGTTAAAAGGCACCCACCATGTTGTTGGACCTACTTATGGTGGTTATGATTACAAATTTACTGTATCTGAAGTACAAGAAAAAAATTCAACCCAATTTACAACTACAGTACTTATTGATGATGTTAATGGTGAGGTAAGTTTATTTCAGACTGGTGACCTCTATAAATTAATTGATGCAAGAAATGAAGAAGAATTTGGATGGGAAATTGAAAATGAAATTCAAGATTGTACTGATGAATACCTTTCAAAAGAAATAACTAGTCGTACAGGAATTATAATAGTATTTAATGATATTGATTTCACTAGTGGTGAAAAATAATTATCTTTTTTGTCTTAGTTCCCAATCAGTTCTACCTGAACTACCAGGTTTCATTTTACTTAAATTTTCTTCCCAATCAAATATTACGTCACCGTCAGCATTATATATAATTGCTTGGTAATTATTTTGTTTAATTGGTAACTTACTAAATGGTATTAATTTTGTAATTGTTTTTCTAACGTGAAAATCTATTAAATATAGTGGGTCGACCATATCATAAAGAGAATCTTTAGATTCGGGATTAACTTTTAAATAAATTTTAAATATAAGATATGGCTGGTGTTCACCGGCGATTGACACATCAATATGGTCAACGTCAGTGTACACCGATAGTATAAGATTTGAATTAACAATCTTGTTTAACGCTTGTATTTCTTGGTCTTTAGTCATTATTTTTAACAATAAAACGTTTTTTTATTTGATACCCATGTTTTTTTGATTCCCTTACACTACTTGAAGAACAATTTAAAAAAACCGAAGTTTCTTTTGAATTAATAAATTCATAAGTTTCATTAGTTAAAGTATCAATTACTTTTAAAGGTTTTTTACTATTGGAAATACTTTGTTTTCTTAACCATTCTTCAGATTTAAATTTACCTCCATAATTTGGATTATTAATTCCTTTAGAACTTTCAGATATTTTTTTTAATGATTCTTCAGAATGATTTTTTTTATAAAATGGGTTATTAATACCTTTTGAGTTTTCTGACATTATTTTTTTAGTTTCTTCAGACCAAACTTTTTTCTTTTTGTTTGTTTGAGATAAAAAACAATTCAACCCACTGTTGACTGAATCGTAAAATTCTTGCCAATATCTTTCTCGGATTAATAATTGGTTGATATTACAAAGTTCTAATACTTCAATTGTATGAGATTCAACAGAATGTTTAATTAATGAATTATAAATTCCCCTTTGTTTTTTGATTCTATTAGGTGTTAAATAAAATTTACAACGAGTTTGTAAGTTAACCGCCTCACCTATATAAATTTTACCTGTTGGTGAAGTGATTTTATAAACTCCTGGTTTATTTGGGAAATTTTTAACTGTGTTTATCATTATTTAATATCGTTACTTCCGATTAAAGTATAACTGAACGAGTTACCATGTATATTTCTAGCCTTTCTACAGATTGACATAAATTCCTCAAAATCTTTAGTTTTTTTGAAAACTTGACAACCCATTGACCAATCATTAACATATGTTGAGTCAGCACCTGCATGGTGGATATTAATTCCAAAAATACCCTCCTCAATTTTAGTTTCGTCATATTTCATATCACGATTAGCGTCACGATAAACTTTAACATTCTTAGCTTGACCTAAAGCTTCATATTTACCTTGGTGTAATCTAATAGTGTGAGAACCACGATACTGACCTTCAACTAATCGTGCAATTCCACTCTTATTAGTTGTTTCTAAAATACCCTTAGTACCTGGGTCAGTAGTTGCTGGCCAAATATGGAATTTCCATTGACCATTTTCTTTGTATGATAATGTAATATAATCATCAAATACATTGGTAACTTTATCACCTGTAGAATCATTTCTAACTCCCACAATGTTCACATCAAAACCTTTGTTGTTTGCATCCTCAAACCATACGTGACCTTTACTCTTAACCGCAGATTCAATTTGCTCTCTTTTGTAAGACATAATTTAATTTTTAATTGTTTATTTATTAAATAAATATGAGGTAAACATTTAATCTGCGGTTTTAAGGTTAAATAATAATATAAACTATTATGGGATATATTTATATTATATATGAAAAAAAATTTCTATATCTCTGAGGTTGAGAAGGTGGTAAAACAAATATTACCTAAATTTATTGATAGGTTTAAATCTCAACACAATTTTGAATTACCTAAATTTGTGATTGACATTAGCGGGTACCCAAACAATATGTGGAATAACATGAATGAACCTATTAGTTTTAATACAGTGGTTGTTAAAGTTAAAGTTGATGTTAAAGATGGTCGCTTAGGTAGATTAAAGAAACTATTAAAAATTGTAATAGAACAATCTCTTAGTAGTTTAGGGTATAATTACGGTGAGGTTTATATTGAGTTTAATAAACAGTCAATCCAAGAACAAACAAACTCGGTTGATAGATTTAAAAGTATTATAACTAAGTTGATTAGCGATAAACCTACACATCAAGGGTCATACACAATGCCCTATACTGATAATGATGATATGGTTGATTGGCACGTTGAGTACGTGGTGAAAAATGTTGAATTATGGAAACCAAATGAACGTGAACTTAGTTTATGTGAACAAGATACTTTATATACTGGTACTGTATATATTAACGTAAATAGAATCTTAGTTGGGTTTGAAGAAACTGACGAATGGGAAAGAGGTCATGGTGAAGATGATTTACCTAGTTGGTGTTGGGACGATGTTCAAGAAAATGTTATGAATACTATTGAACAAATGTTACCGCAAATATGTATTGATGTGGATTTAAGTTTTAACGTTAATTATGAGTAAAGAAAAAAAAATATACAAATTAATAGAAAACCTTGGGTTAACTAATGCATCTAATATATTGGGGTTACCAAAATATGAATTAGTTAGGATTGCAAATTACCCTATTAATTATGAAACCGCAAATATGTTACTTTTTGATTTGAATAGAGATAATTTATTACCTACTGTTTATAAAGATTGTGAGATAAGTGTTAGTAATTGGGATGGTATATTTTCTTGGGAGTATAAAGGGCCTGACGATGAAAAAATGTTAACCATGGCGACACCATTTTGGGATGGTAATAACATTACACCCGTTGAATCAACAGAATATAAAATCAACGGGTTTACGATTGATGAGGGTTTTTATATCGAATTAAAAAGCCGAATAGAATTTGATAGTATTGAAGATTTATTAACTTGGTATAAACATTTTTATTTACCAAAAGTTTATAATCTAATATTAGGTAATTTAGAAAGATTTAGAAATTTAGTTAAACATAAAGACCTATAACCCTTAACGCACCTGAAAAATTCTGTAAGTCAATTATTGGTTTTAAATCTACAGTAATAAATACTGTTGTATTATCCTCCAAGTCAAAAAGACCATGGTCATCAGACTCATCAACCCATTCTTTATTAAAGAATACTAATGATTGAGAGTTATCTATTAATTTAAGATAGGTTTCGTTATTAATTACTTTAGGTTGTTCCATAGTTTCAAACAAATCTCTAAATTTACTATTCCAAGATAATACAAAGGAATATTCTAATTTAATTGAATCGTTAGTTGCGATATCACCATCACCAACACAATTATAACAATCAACACTACCGGTGGAATCACATGAGTAACATTCAACAGTCCCGTCACCACCACATTCATTACAAGACACTTGTCCGCCACCTTGACACTCATAGCAAGCATTACCTTCCGAATCTTCCCCTGAACCTTCACAATCGGGACACATAACTTCACCTGAACCCTCACAATCATCGCAACTTAAATACGAATCTCCCGTACAATCTTCACAACCATTTTGGCCAGCACCGTCACAGGAAGGACACTCAACATTTGGGTCATGTTCTAATATAGTTGCAATTGATACCGCAAATAAATTGGATTTCATAATATCATAAACAACGTTAATATCTCTACCTTTTTTTTCTTGAGGTATAAGAAAACACATATAGGTTAAATCTTCACCAGATATCCTATCACCAAATAATTCTGCAATAAACTTATTCTCTCTTAATGTACCTAATACATTACCAGGATGTAAACCATTTTTATATTGTATTGATAATTTTTTAACTAATGATAGTAATTGTTCTTTTTTCATTTTAACTAATTTTTCTTACTGAATTATAGTCATAACTAACATCTCTTGTTTCACCATCGTAATAGTCTTCATCAATCATATCACCATCGTAATAATCAAATACCCCTTCACCTTCAGCCATTCTACTTGTTGAAATAACTAAGTTTGCGGCATAAGAAACCATTTTATGGCTATATGTTTTTTTAACATACTCAATCCTATCTTCAGAAATTTCAAACTTATAGACACCAACTGACGGTCTTTTAATTTCACCATTTGGCTTTTGTGTTGAAAAATCATAATTTGTATTTAGGTGTAATGTTGCAACAATATAATTTTCGTCAATTGGAAAATTTAAATCCAACCCAACAATTTTTGCGGCATGGTCACAATTATTTGATAAATCATAATCTTCCATATCAGGAGTTGAATCATTAGAAACTGATATAAAACTTTTAAGTAAGTAAAATAATTGTGTATTACCGATGTTTTCTAATTTTGACTTTTCCATATTTTATAAATATAATAATATAATAAAATTAATTTTCAGCAATACTAACCGCATTTAAATCATAACGTTTGTTTAACCACTCAAGAACTAATTGAGGTGCATATAAATCACCAAACAAATCAACTATTTTTTGGTAGAGATAAGTATCTATTTCAATTAAAGGGTATGTTGATAACACATAAGGGGTCGTAATGTTATGATATTCTTCATAATCTTCTGAGGTTCCAAAATAGGTAAATACAAATTCATAGTCAGAATCCTCACCATCGTTAGGGTATTCGTAAAAAAACTCTCTAACACTATTACCATAACCTGTTCTATGCTCATTAGCATATTTTAATTCATCCTGTGAATCCAAGTATTTGAACAGTAGTTTTTTAAATTTATCCTTATTTATTTTAATGTCCATATTGTTAAATACTTTTAAACTGTTGTTTTACTCCAATAATTTTTATATATTTGTAATATAAAAATAGAATAAAAAAACACATTATTTAAACAATATAAAAAAATATGCAAACACTCACATTCAACACTACAATTAAAAGAGTAGTTCTATTATCAGGTTCAAGAGGGGATTCAAAAGTTTTAGAAACGTTTGATAACGTCTCAACCGTGAAATGTTCTGAATTAGGATTTTACGAAATTATGCAAAAATTAGATGAGAGTTCAATTTCGGCAATTCCTGTGATGAGATTACCAATTGCAAATACGAATATGGTTATTATTAAGTAAAAATATATGAATATGACTGAAGAAGAATTAGAAAATTGGCAAGCGGTTGATTACCGAATGAGAAACGAAGGAATTGATTATTGTTTTGAGCATTATAGTAGATTCGAAGAAATCAAAGATGAAGAATTCCATAAATTAAGATTGGAGTTTTTATCTAGTATGTTCAAAATACGTGAATACGTTAAAAACACAATAGAAAGTTACGAAGAGGAAGACACAAATATGTTGTAATACTTTTGAGAGGGACATCGATGTCCCTCTCTAAATTTTTTATGATTACCAAGTTTTACACGCCCAATATCTTGCTTTCCATCTTGGACCTGGTGTCTCACAATGATGACGAGCTCTAAATGATTTTCTTCTTGCTGGATTATTCTTTTTTATTACCATTCTTTTTCCTTTAGCGGATTTACCACCAAACCCAAAGTTTACTTTAACAACATTACCTTTGTCGTTTTTAACGTAAACTTTAGATTTTTTTACATCACCTTGCATTATCTTACCTAATTGAACTTTTCGTCCCTGATATTCCGCCTCAGTTAATAAGTCGGTAACTTTGAATTCAGTCTCCTCGACTGACCCATAAAAACTATCAACCATTTCTTTTAGGTCAAACAGTTTATTGTATTGTGATTCTGTGATTATAAATTTCATTTTTTTTCGTAATGGGTCATTGTTGGTTTATTTCCCTTTCCTATTTTAGGGTCTTTCTTTTCAGCTCTTCTTTTTTGTTGAGTCATTGCTTTTTTTTCATCTTTATTGTATGATGAGGCAATCTTTGGTGTTTCAGATGAAACTTTTTTTGAGGGGCGACATTTTGGATATGATTTACCGTTAGCGTCCTTTCTTCCACAAGGTGGATGTTTTCCGTCAACTTTTTTACTTACATCAACCCACTTCTCTTTAAACCAGTTTCTTAAATCTTCATTAACATTTTCGTTTTTTTCAGAAGTGGTTAAACCGTTAAGTAGTTTTTTGTATTGAGATTCTGTTAAAACAATTTTCATATTAATAAATATGTGGATATTTATAAATCAAACAATATAAATATGAGTAATCAAAAAGCTTCGGAGATTTTAAATAGATTCAACGAAGGTGAGTGGGATGAGTTACAACCATATTTTAATAACATAATAACTTTTTTTAAATTTGTTAAAAAATATGGACTTTTAGAAGAGATAGATTTAGGTGAGATTCCTTCTGGTTATTTTAGTAATGAAGTGTTTGATTATTTGGTTGAAAATGGTATAATGTCTAATTTAGATTATGATTCTGTCCCTGAAGAATTTAAAAACAATTATCTAATACATGGTTTAGAACATAACTACGAAGATACCATTAAGTATATTACAAGCGACCTTTTAACCGATGTTCAAATTAGACCTGATGGGTTTTATTTATATTTAGGTAATGATAGAGATGACTTGGCTTCTTTTTTCTGTGGTTCCTACCGTCGTGATGTATCTCCTGAAGATGTTGCAAAACAAGTATTTAGTGAAGATGGTTTAGGTAACGATTGGCATTTTGATGTTAATACAAAACCATCTGATGTTATTGACGATTTAGATGAAAAAAATACCACCCATTTAAAAGATGTTATTTTTAAAGAAATTGGAGATAAAGAATTATCTTTAGAAGATTATGATTCTGATTTTTTTGAAAGTTTATCAGAAGAACAAGGAACTGAAGGTTATTTTAGAATTAGGGCTGAAGATTTAAATGAATTAATTAAAGATTCTGAAGCAATAGATGAACTATGTAAAAAGGATTTAAGTGAGTTAGGTCAAGAATTAAAAAGTGTTTATTGGAACGCCTATAATTCTGCATATGAAAATGAAGTATATGAATTAGTATATGATGGTTTAGATGAATACTTTGAAGGTAAAATTGATGAAGTACCAAAAGAAATTACCAAATCGGATGGTAAGAAAGTAACCAAATATTTAAATTATATTAAAATTAGAGATTTTGTTGGAAACATCAGTTTATTTTTAGATAATAATAGTGGTCAATCATATTCAGATTCATATTTAGAATATTTTGGTAGTTATACAACTTTGATGAAACAACTAATCTACGATGGTGATTTTGAATGTATAGATTTTAGAACCCCTGATTATCCAGATTGGGGTATTATTCGAAAAGAAATAAACGAAATGTTTAATGAGTATATTTAATTGACAATTTAAATTTTAATTACTATTTTTATTTTAAAATTAATAAAATGATTGAAGAAATTAAAATTGAGAAAGATAAAACTCCAAAAACAACTCCTAACAAACCTATTTTAGATGTTGACCATAAAAATGGTAAAAAAAAATATTATAAACCTAGAAAGAAAAGAGAAATTTTAGATATTAAAATTGATAAAATTGGACTTAATAATTTTCATAAAATAGTTCATACAGAAAAACCATATTTGGAATACAAAAAACTAATAACAAATAAAAATGTTGGTAGCGACTTTATTGGCAATAGTAAAAAATTTAGTTTTATTAAATCAGGGGTTAGAATTGTTGCTTGTATTTGTGGGTTATTTGGTGAATTTGAGTTGACGTTTATTTTATTAGGTTTTGCGGAGATTGTTGGTGTTTACGAAGAATTAGTTTAAGAAAGTTAAATTAATTTTGTATCTTTGTACTATGGATAAAGAACTAGTATATTTGATTACATGGTTAATAACGTGGAGCGATTTCAAATCAAAAGAGGTTGTTCGGATTATTTTTACTAATGAAAAAGAATTACGTAATCTACCAACAATTAAATTAGAAACAACAAAAACTGTTGAGTTTAAAGGTACTGTTAAGTCTAAAAAAGAAGAACTTCAAGATGCATTATCCGTTTTAAAATCCAAAAAGAATAAAACGGTTAAAGATAAAAATTCTATTGGTGTTCTTGAATCGGTCCTGAATAATTATCGTTAACAATAACCTTATTTATAAAGTTGTGTTTATTATTTAATTGTTAATTGTTTATAATCTTAAATTTTTAATCTATTTATGAAATATGGATTTAAATAAATACATTACCGTCGTAATACCTTGTAAAAACGAAAAAGATATTATATTAAAAACGTTGGACCTGTTAAATTATCAGTCAGATATATATAATGTGAAAGTTATTGTGTGTGATAAATCAAACGATAATATAACAAATCAATCATTAATTAATAGGATGGGGAATAAGTCAAATAATGATGTGTTTGATTTATATGTGATAGACGGTGGATTACCTGCTAAGGCAAGAAATAACGGGTTTAAATTAGTTGCGACACCATACGTTTTATTTATTGATGCTGACGTATTTTTGTTGGATTCAAAAACAATCAAGAGAGCTTTTTTAAAAATATATAAAAATAATTTAGATTTAGTAACCACCAAATTTAGAAGCGACAACGGTAAATACAATTACATTTATAAAACATTTGATTTTTTACAAATAATTTCAAAATGGTCAACACCATTTTGTTTGGGTGGATTTATGATGATAAAATCTAAAACATTTACTGATTTGGGTGGGTTTGATGAAGAAATAAAAATCGCTGAGGATTATCAATTTTCAAAACAAATTAAACCAAGAAAGTTTGGTAGAATAAATAATGTTGTTTTTACCCCTCCAAGAAGATTTGAAAATAAAGGAATTTTATATATGACCAAACTATTTTTAGGTTCATTTTTTAACAACAACAATAAACCATACTTTACAAAAGACAATGACTATTGGACATGAAATGGAGAACAATAATAATGAGTGACTTACATTTAGGGTCAAGACAATCACAAACAACAAATATATTAGAATTTCTTAAAGATAACGAATCTGAAATATTAATTTTAAACGGTGATATTATTGATGGGTGGGCGTTAAAGAATAATGGTAAGTGGAAACCAGATTGTACTAAAATATTCAGGAGGTTTATGAAACGTTCCGAACAAGGAACCAAGGTTGTTTGGTTACGAGGTAATCACGATGACTTTTTAAAACCATTCGTCCCATTCACATTAAGTAATATAGAAATTGTCAGGAAGTATGTTCACATTGGTGTTGACGGAAGAAGTTATTTCTGTTTCCATGGTGATGTATTAGATTTTGTGGTAATGAAAGTTAGATGGTTAGCCGTAATAGGCGGGTGGTCATATGATTTTGTAATTAAGGTTAACACAGTCTACAATTATATTAGAGGTAAATTTAATTTACCTTATCATTCATTGGCTAACACAATCAAACAAAGTGTTAAAGGGGCTATTAATTTCATATCTGACTTTGAGGATAATGCTAAAGCTCTGACACTCCAAAAAGGTTATGATGTTGCGGTTTGTGGTCACATACACCATCCAAAGTTAGAAAAAGATTATATGAACTCAGGTGATTTTTGTGAAAATGCGACTTGTTTAGTTGAAGACTTTGAAGGTAATTGGAAAATACTAACATATTAAGTATTTATTAATATGAGTAATTCAAAATCAAATAATCAATTAATTAATTTATTTTATTCAAAATATCTTAAAAAAATTAACGACATTAAAGGTTTAGTTTTTGACTCATCAATTAATGGTGATAATATTATAATCAATATTAGTAACCCAAATAATTTATCTTATAGTCCCGACGCTGTTGTTGGTTATTTTGAAGAAATTGTTCATGACTTTACTAAACTTATAAATGGTGCGGAAACTGGTGGTAATCGTATCTATAAAAATATTTCTGATAGTTTAATTATCTCCATAGATGGTGAATATGTTAAGAACATGAATATTGTTTATGATAAAAAATTTTACTTAAATAAACAAGATTTACGTAATGTTGAACATATATGTGACATGATTCGTGTATATAAAATTGACGAGTTTTGGTCCAAATGTAAAGTTACTTTTGTGAAGGCTTACGTTGAAAGTGGTGACGATATTGCTCTTGTTGAATTAAACGTTGTCTTATTGACCCCTGAATGGGAAGGGCAACCTCTTAGAAATATGGGTATTTTAACTGATAAACTTTCTGAAATGTCGGATAGTGAAAACTTCATTGACTATGAATACGAGTTCGCAAGTTCAGTTACAAGTTTTTTTTGGAATAACCCATTAATGGTTGATAAGGATTATATGGGGACACAACCTGTACTTAATTTTTATACGCCAGGAGGAAAATTTATAAATTATTGGTAAAAAAACAATAAAAATGGATGACGATTTAATTGCATACCCAAGCACATTTATACCTAAATTGAATATTAATGTAATCTTCAAGGAGAACCCTAATTACCCACAAATGAAAGAATATTTTGATATTATGGGATATGGTTTTCTTGCCCCAGAATTTAAAACAATTTTTTTGGATGGTGAAAACTTTATTGGTGAAAACGCATTCACCTTTGACGATATGAAATTTGTTGAGGCTCATGAAGTGTCTCATCTTATATTAGGGCATAATGGTCCTCGTTCAGAAGAAGATGAGATTGAAGCCGACTTAGGTGCGTACATTCTACTAACTAAACATAATATGTCAACAGAACGATTAAAGGACGAGTTTGAACACAGACACGGAGTTCCTTTTTCTGAAGAATTATTGGATAAAGTAAATGATAGAATGTTATGAAAGTAATAGTAAATGAGACCGTATATGATAGTTTATCTCAAAAGTTTAGTAATGAGTTTAGAAGACGTATTCCCCTTCTTGATAAATTAATTGATGTTTTATTACCTCAAATGTATCCTTGTGACTTTGATGATGAGAATGATTTTGTTAGAGGGGTTATGAGTGAAATATCTTGGTTAGTTAGAAACGAACAGTACGGTTTAGATATGGTGGATGCTGGTGACATATCAGATTACTTATTTTCAATTAAGAAAGATGATTTAATCCAATACTATAAAGAACATTGTGAACCCTCTGAAAATGATATTAACGAAATGATTAAATTAGACATTAAAGTTGGTGACATCCTAATGGGTGGTAAATTTAAGAACAAAAAAGTTGTTGTCAAAGATATTGGTAAAAACGAAAAAGGTGACATAACTATCAACGGAAAACCATTACTTAGATTTAGAATCCAAAAATAATTATTATCTTTGACGTATGGATAAATTAATTATTGCTCTCACATTATGGTTTTGTATTGTTTATTTCGGTAGAAGTAAGAAAAAGTACGAAGATGATAATGACGGATGGAATTAGAACCTATTCTTGATATATTTATACTTAAAAGTATATTATGTCAACAAAGATAAGAAAATAGTTGTTATAAACAAAATAATATTCTATCTTTGCTATGTGGAAGGATACATTTATTTAGGACAGTACTATGACGTGTTAGGGAGAGAGTTGAATCTATCTGATAAGAAGATAGGATTTTCAATCGACCCTGTCAGTAGAGAATATCAATTAAATAGGACAAAATCTCCCATAGGTTACTCGATTATCTCTGTTTTTAAGGTAGACGATATGAACAAGGTAGAAAAGATGTTACATGCAATCTTAGACAGTCGTAGAGTATTTGGTGAGTGGTTTAAAGATGATGAAGATACTTTAACAGGTGAGTTCATTAACTTTATGATTGCTTACGGTGGAACAATATGTGATACCACAGAACTCAAACAAAGTCGTGAGACCGTAGAACTAACACCTGATAATAGATTAGTTGACGTTGTTAATAATTTTGGTCAAGATACTATGTTAATTAGAACTTATATGGGGATTGATTATGACGTATTACTTAACACCAAAGGTATGTTAGTTTTTAATGGTGAGCAGTTTGACACCCCAAATAAATTATACAACAACGGTGTTGTCAAGTTTGTTAAAGGTAAGAAAGGTAACAGTGGGACTAATAACTTATCTCAATTTAAAATTAAAGAAACAGGTGAGAGATTAGTTGATACTGTAATAGAATGATTAACAATTATTTTTCACTAATCTTTGTCTTTACAGTGACGCGAGGTATGAATCATTACGATTATGTTGATAGGTAAAAAACTTTTAATGTACGACGACAATTTTGTTTCATTCATAGAATAGGACATCAAAACCAATAAAAGGTATTCATCCAAATTGATTTTAATACAGATTATATCACAAACGTCATCAGAGTTCTCAAAATAAGAAAGAGCGATATCCTCAATCAGTTTACCGTACTTACCTTGGTCAGGATTACTATCTCTGTTAAACTTTTTCATAGGTTTTTCTTCAGATTCTTTAACCGTATTTACATCTTCAGTATCAATTTCATAAGTTCCATCAACACCTTTTTCCCACATACCAACAACGGTGTCTTCATTACCCTTCAAGGTTTTGTTTTTACTTTTACGGTTAAATTTAGAATCAACACTATTAATAAATGGGTCTAATAATGATTTTTCCCATTTTCTAATACCAAGTTCAATAGGTCCGTTATATTCACCAGCACTAATTAAGGTCGTGTTTTCATTCAGATGAGGTCCGACATTATATTCTTTAAGGCCAATCCAAATGTATTTTGGTTTTAAACCTGTCTTACTACGAAACCATTTAGCAACATTAATTACAAATTCTTTATCTATTTTAATAGGGACAAAACTTTTAACCTTATTGATGAAATCAAGACCAACATTAACAATACCATTTTCATAATGAAAAAGTTCCTCATCGTCATATTCAATTCTGTATGTTGGATTATACGAATATATTCTCGTAACAGACAACTCTGAGAATAGACTATCTAATAATAAGAAAAACTGAGGACCATTAATGATTACGTTCATAAACTATAAATATTTGTTAATCCCAAAACCATGTTACATTATTAATATAATGACCAACAGTATTTGATTTAAACATTTTAAATGCGAAATCACTGGTATCATATATGTATTCAAATAATTCTTTAGGGAATTTAGGGTTATTTTTTAGTTTATATGCACCATCAAAAGTAGGGTTAACTGAGATATTATACTCAAAATTACCATCACTATTCTTTTTACCCTTAACCACAATGTGATTAATTTCAGGGTATTTAATAGGAATCATTTTATTAAGGAAACTATTAAGTTTAGTATCTAGGTTATTATTTTCCATATTATAAATCACATTTAACCATGTTATAGAAAAACTCACTAACCTCCGATGGTTTTGTAATTCTTCCTTGTCTTATTACGTTTCTAAATTGTGATATCATTCCCATTAAATGAGTCGTTATGAACCAACTTAACACTACCTTTCCCTGTTAGTGTATCACCAACCTTGATGTCAAGTTTAATCATTTCCGTAATACCTTCTTTATAGTCAATTTTCCGATTCAATGGTACAAATACCTCAACACCTAAAAATTTAGAAAGGTCTTCACCTAAAGCGTCAAATAAATCATCAAAATCATATGAATCGTCCATTGGGTTCCAAGTACTTTTCATGTACGCGTCAAGATAAACTGTCCACTCACCATTATCAGTTTGAAGTTCATCTATTTTAAGTTTCTCAATTTGATTAAGTGATTGATAATAACTGAAGTGGGCTTCTTGTTCTTCTTCAGTCATATCACCCCACAGTCTATTAATCTCAACTCTTCTTCTATTGAAGGAGTTATCAATTAATGATTGAATTACTTTTTCTTGTTGATTTTCAGTTATAACATATCTCATATTACAAATCAGATTTTACCATATTATAGAAAAACTCACTAACATCTGATGGTTTTGTAATATTACCTTGTTTGATAACAGTTCTAAATTGTTGTATCATACCCATGATGGACTGTATTGGTATGTTTTTATACATACCATTAAATGTTGCGTCCTTTTCAGGAATGAGTCCTGATTTAACAAATTCTCTAACTTTTCTTGTTGCAAATTCATCAGCAACAATTTCAGTGTTCTTCATGAATTCCGCGGCATCTTCAATACTTGTGTCACCAACATAAACTGAATACATTTTATCTTCACCATATTTTTTGTATTGATATTGATGAGCAACCTCATGGAATAAAATAAATAAGAACATAGATAATGGTTTGGTAAAAACTCTCGGTGATATTACTAATCTATCTGATAATGCTAATGCTTCACCCATTCTAATATTCTGAACTATAATCCTTTTACAATCCGAATTTACAACAAATTGTTTTATTTTATTGATAAATTCATCATTAAGGTTGTATGTTTCTTTAACTTTAACTAAAAACTCATCAAGACCTGAGGTTTGTTCTAATAATAGGTTATACTGAGATTCGGTTAAAATATATTTCATATTGATAAATATACGGATTACTTATTTTGGTAATGTCAATAATTTTTGTATATTTGTAATGTAGTCAGTTGTTAATCTTTAAAAAAAATATAGTTATGGAATTAAGTGTGGGGTTATTAGGTATTTGTATATTAATTTTAATTGCCGTGTGCGATTTAAATAAAAAATAATTAAACTTATGGACATTTTAAATATATTTATGTCATGTAGATAATCCATAAAAAAAAATAGAAAAAATGACAATTACAGAACAGAGATTACAAGAATTGACTAACATTGCCCCAACAGTATCAGTCAAAATGGATATGGAGTGGTTAAGTTCAACAACAAACACCGCAGACTTCCAAATTCGGTTAACAAACACTGGTAAATCAGTAGTTAAATTAAATGCTTTAATTATTCGTGGAGTTCATTCCCCAAAGATAACAACAGGAACTATAACATGGAAAGCATTAAATGACAATACTATTCCAGAATGGTTAGGTTGGCCTAAAAGAACAACTAACTTACCATATATCTCAGGACAAAGAAAATTAAATTTCTCTTCAGCAACAAATATATTCACCAACGAAACATCTCCCATTATACCAACTGGAACAGGAGTAATAGTTGGAACTTTTAGGGTTTCTACATCAACAACATGGAACCCAAATAGTGATTTTGGTTTTGTATGGGAAATGACAACAGGTGGAGTTGTTGGTTATGTAAATTTTGAAACACAATCTTCAACTACATCACAACCAGTTGGTTTTCAACATTACGGTTCAATCACATCCAATGCAATAGGTAAATGTTTAACGGTAACAACACCAAGTGTACAACTATTAAACCCAAAGTTATAATAACAATATTCTATTAGCATTAAAACCAAATTGTTTGTTTACCAAATCTAATAACTGATTTTCCCATATATCGGACGAACCTAAGAAGTCGGTAATAAATTCCATACGCTCTTCATCGAATATAACCACATTAAAATCAAGATTGGTAATGTCGGGTTGTTGTTCACAAACTTCAGGTAGTTCATCACCAAGTTCAGGATATTTACCATTATTGTGATAGTTTTCACCATCAACCAATTTAAATAAGTAATTGTCGTGATTATCCTTAGGTAGACAAAAACCAACGGCGTAAGGGTCACAACAAATACCCATACCACAATTAAATTCTGCCCAATCATAATAACAATCATCAAAGTCTTTAAACTCTGACTTAAGAAGTTTAAGGAGTATAGATTGTAGTTTAGTATCGGGGATTATTAATTTCATAGTCTTAAACATAAATATACGATATTTATTATTAATGAATCTAAGAACAACCATAAAAACAATATTAAAGGAAGAGGTCAACGAGATATACTCCAAACCAAATGAGAAAATGGATAAAATAATCACACGTTGGTTAGAAAATCTATTTGCGGGTTCCAAGATGTATTACAAAGAGTCATGGAAAACAAGACATGATTTCGAATGGTGTAATAAGGGAATGGAGATTGCGTCAGTAATCTTATTCTTTAATAATGATGATAGTGTCTACAATGACAAAACACCTACGAGTGAGAGAAACTTCGAAGAGGGTACTTTATCTATACCTGAGAGTATTGTTGATGAACTTATAGACTACGTATCAATCAGAAGAAATTACTTACGTTATAAGATAGAGGAATGGTTTGATGATAACATATTCCCTGAGGTTATAAAAACAATGGGGAGAAATGATATTCACATAGATGAGTTTAGTGAATATCCTAAGATTGCTCAGGTCTGTGTTCCTCCTATAGAAAAACCCGAAGGTGTTACAGAAGATGAAATGGTGGAATTTATCATTAAGAATAGTCTGTTTAGAAGGGATGATTTACTAAAACTTGAAAAAATCGAACCTGGATACATAGAAGGGTTATACTTAGACAAACTCCGTGGTGAGGAAATAAAAAGAGTAAGAGGTAACGACTAATATAAACTTTCAAAAAAACTTAAAATATTAATCGGCACCAAAATCAGAATAGTATCGAGTAACCTCAACACCTAATTTATTCTCAACCCAATCAGATATGATACTCAAAGCATTTTCGGGGTATAAAGAAAACATAGTGGCAACATCACTAGCAAAGTCGGAACTAATAAAACAATCCTTATCACCAATGGAGTAATTCATAATAGGATTTTCACCATCTTCAATAGTTTGACGGGAAGTAAAGAACATATAACTATGGGATGTCTTTAATACATAGGGGTCTTTCATATCAAGATATTTGTATACGGACTTTTCTAATTGTGATTCGGAGATAATGATTTTCATGTTAATTGATAATATATTTTAATATTTTAACATTATATATATCTTCAAACCAATCCTTAATGAATGATTTTGATTGTTGCATATCAAGGGGAAACCAAGATGTGAACTTATCCAAGAAATTTTTATCAATATATAATCTACCATCCTCACTATCATATTCCATAGCAATATCATCTATTGAATACTCGTCAGGTTCATCGTAGTTATAGTCAATAACAATAAAACTATCAAATTCACTAACACTACAATGATTAAGAAAATCATTAAGATATTCAGTCATAAACTTACGTAACTGAGGATGAGTAACAAGGTAATTCATATTAATAAATATAAGGTTTTAGATTATAAGGTAATGACGATTTTTTTCTATTTTTTCGACATACATTAATCCTATGTCGATTGATTAAACATACAATACATACAGTGATGGTTCTAAAGATATAAAATACTACAAGAGTAAAAATTACCTTCGTATTAAAAACGAGAGTAAATCTTACCGTCGTATTCAGACCATACGGTAAAATATCATTTATCTACTGTATGTAATATTCTAATAGGATAATCGGATATATTCCGATTATCTATAAGGTTGTTTACAGTAAATTTTAAATAATGACAGAGCCTCACTGATGACACTCTGTGGACTTTAATTAAGAATAAAAATTACATCTATATAAAGGATATGTGGTAATTAATGGGACATATCTTAAACAGTAATGTAAAGACTTTATACATGATTAGACTATCATGATAAGATACTGATATAGTTTAATTCTTCAAACTAAATAAACAGTATATTTATTACTATGAACCTACAAGAAAACATAAGAAGAATATTAAAGGAAGAAACAAACCAAAATACCAGAAGAACGGATATTGGTAGAGATATTGATACTTTTTTATTTGATGATTTATACGACAATATTTTAGGTTCGGCATACTTCAAGTTCCAAGATTATGATATTTGGTTTGACTCTAATGGTGAAGAAATAACAGACGATGCCACCAATCAAATACTAAACACAATGCCAATCCAAAAAAGTTTTAGAACATTTGAGGAGTGGAAAGATTCAGAATGGTATTATAACACAGAGTTTCCATTTTCAAATAAAGATTGGTCTATAGTAAAGTCGGGAGATAAAGAATCATTCAAATGGCATTCGACAGGACATAAACAAATGGAAGAGAAAATATTCAATTCATACTTAAAAAAGTATGGCAGATTTATGGTTGTAAATTTAACAGATAAGTAATATGAACCTACAAGAATCCATAAGAAGAATTAAAGAGATGATGGGTGTAACCAATGAAGGATTACACGATACATCTTGGGAAAATGAAGAGGGTGATAAAATAACTCTTATGGATTTATTAAACGCAACAGAAGATATACCTGTTAAGAAAATTTCTTTGAACAAGATTAAGTCCAAGTTATTAACTTGGGATGAAGATGAGGACGAGGTTAAAAAAATAGAGAGTGCCAATTTAAAATACCCAATATTAATATTTGTCGATGACAATAATAAATTCATTTCAATTATAGATGGGCACCACAGAGCACAAAAGGCCGTAAGACACAAATTAAAAACAATCAGGGCAAAAGTTATACCAATTAACTCTTTACCCAAAGATATGAGAAAAGTATTTAAACATATTAATTAGTATGAACCTACAGGAACACATAAGAAAAGTATTAAAGGAAAACAATGGTCAATCAAAATTCTTTCATAGGAGAATTGATTTAAATAAGGTTAAGAAGTTACTACCAATTAACTCACAACAAATATTTCATGAAACAGAAAGTTTTAAAGAATTTAAATATGAGTTAGCATTAAGAGCGGTGGAATCAATTATGTATAATGAATATGGAATGGGGTGGGATGTTTTACCTGAACAAGAAGAAATAGATTTTGTCACAGAAGTATCAGATATGTTTGAGGACATAATTATAGATTTATATAAAATTAATCGT